ATGTCAAAGGTGAATCAAGCAATTGCTTTTGCTGATCCAACTGGTAAGAAAGCGGCAGAACGAGAAGCATCATCTCAACAAATTTACGCCTCAATGTCAAGTGGTGCTAGTGGTACGCAAGTTGCATCAAGTTCCTCTGCGGTTGCCTCTGAACAAAGACAACAACAAAAACCAACAACACCAATTGTGGTTAATGCACCAACCACTAATAATAAAGTTGTGAACAATACGCAAGTGGCCCAAGCGCCTGCACCGAAAGATACGGCAACTAATCTCGCTGCCAGAGCGACATAAAAAAACCCGGCATAAAGCCGGGTCAAGTAATTAAAGGACTAGTTAATTACTTTGTTTCTGCTAAAGACTTAAAATAATCTAAATCTTCGTCATCTTCTGAAATTGCTTTGTCAATTACAGATACATCATCATCTTTGAATGAAGAAACAACATTGTCAGTTGCTTTGGTTCTAGGTGCAGCAGGTGCGCCATCGAATCCAAGAACTTTATCAAGGCGTGTTTTCAACTGTTCATATGACTTAAATTGTTTCTTCTCAGAAAACTCTTTAATGCCAAATTCACGCTTCCACAAATCTTCAAGTTTGGCATCATCGCCATCAAACAGAGCAGACTGGTCAGCGAACTCTGATTTATCATAATTACGATAACCTTCAACATTACGAATCTTCAACTTGAAGTTAGCACCTTCCCACATATCAAATGGGTTGATTGCTTTCTCATCAGCAAACTCAGGGTTCATTGCTTCTGTAATCTTATCAAAGATTTTCTTACCAAACTTAAACAGTTTGATTTGACCTTCGTTTGATGGATTGCTTGGGTCAGAAATGACCAAGATATTGGCAATGTAAGAAAGTTTGCGTTTCTGTTTACGAGCAATATCTTTGTTTGCTTCGATGCCAGAATTCCATAATGTATTGTTGTGTTCACAAACTGGACACTTGTCATTTAGAGTTGTGAGACAGTTATCAATGAACCAACCGCCTGGTCCCTGAAAGCCGTGTGAGAATACACGAACCCAAGGAAGGGCATCATCACCATCAGCGGCAGGTGCGGGTAGAAAACGAATAACGGCCATGCCATTACCTGCTTTATCTACTTCGGGTTGCCAGAATCGGGTGTCATCTTTTGAACCAGCCTCTGCATTAGACTGGGTAGAAGCTTCAATCGCTTTGGTGAGTTTGTCCAAATCGGAACGATTGCGCTTAAGGTTTGCAAAACTACTCATAGTATTTCCTTTCGTATAAACGGAGTATTAACGGTGTATAAACAACTTATCCACATATTCATAATATATCAGATATTTAGTCATCATGCAAGCAAAACTTTCAACTTTTCAATAGTATCGCCGATATCCTTGTGATGAATACCGATACCACCTGCTTTGTTGAATGCCTGAATAACATCCAAAGTATCATCTATCAATACGATGCCTTCGCCTGCATAATCTTTCTTATGCTTACGACCAGGCACCACATTTGGTTTAAAAGCAATTCCTTGTTTCTTCAACCAAATTCTTTTTTGTTCTTCAACTTCTGTATGATATTTTTCACCACCAGAAGAAGTAAGAATCTCAATTTCAATATTAGGAATTGATTTTACAAATGCAATCAATTCTTGACCACCTGGCCACCATGAGAGAAATTCAAAACCTCGCTTCTCTAAAATGAAGTCTGGCCATTCGTTTGTCCATAGTTTCTTATCACGGTTTTTCAAAGTCTCTGGTCCATAATGTTCAGAGAAACCTCCTTCAAAATCGCACAAGACACCATCCATATCCAAATAAATCTTTTTCATTACTCAACCTCAAATAATCTTCTTCAATAACAGTTTGTATTTTACTACATCATTTGGTAAAAATGAGGCATACTTGATAATCTTTTTTCGGTAGTCTGGCCAACGAATCGTATCAGTAATCTTTTTATCCCACATAGGAATAAAACCAAGTATCTTGGCAAGTATGCATAGAGTTTCAATTTCAACTTCTCTGCGTAATGCCTTTGTTAATAATACCGGGTAATCACCTTCAGTTTTCAATACCGAATTTGGATCATCACAACCTTCAAATATCGTCTTACAATCATTCTCAAACACATAGGAAAGACTTTGGAGAACTTTCTTTCTGTGTTTGTATCTTATCTCAGCATCTTCTGTCAACAAGTCTCCAACCCACGCCTTATCATCAACCACAAAGTTAGATACAATAAAGGTAATCAAATCATCTTTATCGGTATACTTGCGAGATAGTTTGTAGAAATGATACTTGTCTTTACGATTCTCAAATGTGGTAACACTAATATTAGACTTACCATTGTATTTGAAAAAATCATATGAATCTTGTGAGAAATGAAGTTTTAGTGATTGATACAGACTAAACGCTTCGTATCCTGTCATAATGGTAAACGAGAACCTTTTTCCTTCAACATATTATTGTCCATTGCATTGCCCTCAAGTTTCGATTTTAAATTGGAATTCACTAATGTTGCTGCCACTTCAATTTCAAGACCTGTTTGTTTACAATGTTCAACAATCGCTTCGATATAGTTGTAATCAGTATTTGCAACTAATTCTTCGATTGATTTAGCAAACTTAGCCATTTCGTCTTTTGTTGGCATTATTTCCAAGTGCCTTTCGGACAATTATCATCATAACAATTGTGCGACTTCATTACATTTTTTGGAAGTCCACAAAGTTCACAACTGATTCCCCCACTACCAACATTAAAACCTGTTAGTGTGATTGTATCAATGCCACCATTTACAGTAACGGTTGGTTGACCTGCACCATAGTTTATACTGTAACCAGATGGAATCTTCACTTCAACATCTTTGGTTGTAATGGGACCTTTCATCAATTCATTCACAGTCCAGTCCCAAGGTGATGTATTTTTCGGTTTAGAAACACCGTAATCCATCTCATCATATAATTCTTGTGCAGGATCAAACTTAGGTGTTGTATATTCGGCAGTTTGTTTTGCAAACGGCCATTCAACATCATCTCTCAATGTTTGAGTCCAATCATGCACAGGTTCTTGTGGTGTTTCAAATTCTTCATTGTGCCACTCAGGTGGTTCTTCAAAATCATTGACAACATCTAATTGGCCTTCAAAAACGAAACCAGAACCTTTTAGAAAATCTTGGAACTTTACCAAAATGTCCTGCAAATAATCCGCATTAAATTCACTAACCAGTTTATTACCGACTAGTTCGCCTCTAATATCTGTTTCTTCCATTATAAAAGTGTATTTCATTATTTCACCACCGATTCATAAAGTGTTTCAAATTGTTCATGCACAGCAACTTCTTCATCAAAGTTCTGTTTGTGATAAACCTTAACTAACTTCGCAACCAATTTCTTAGGTAATTGCATTTGTTTGGATGTCTCCGTAATGCTCTCACGAATGAAATCTTGTTCACCATCGATACGAGTTAACGAATCGGAACAATCTTTAATAATTTTGAATAACTTCTCACGGTCTGGTTGAGAAAGTTGGTTGATAGACAACTGTTGAACTGCCATAATATAAACTCCTGTTAAAAATTATTTTTTAGCGGTTGACGCTACATTGTGCGATTGTGCCGAAGCGGCAAATGCAACACAAATCAAATCATTGCTGCTTGCATATGAGCATCTTACTGATAATGGGTCGATTCCCTTTGCAATTGCGGAATCAATATTTTTTGCCATCAATGTTCTATCAGTCACATAGTAATACCCTAGTCCTACAACTGATGCTAGAAGAACCAAAGTTAAACAAATAATAAATGTGGAATCTAACTTAAATAAGTCTATGTTTTTCGTATTCATTAACTCTCCATACCTTTTCGTTTGTAAAAAATGTGTCTACCTACCGTGGTTGTGTGAATCATGTTAGGCCATTTCGGATTAACATAATCTGCATGATAGAATAAGGCACCCTTTGATGGGTCATCCATCTTCTCATAATTAGCATAAACATATACTGCTAAATTTCTAATATCATTATACAACGAATTAGGCCTATTTGTCAAGACCTGTCCTGTCGATATTGCCTTGGCTTTATCTTCACAATACCAAGAAAATTGGCAAGTGTTACCGGTCTTTTGTTTAACAACACCACAAATGTTGTTTTCAAAACGACCACTATTAACACGGTTCAAAGTAACGAAAGCAACGGCAATTTTACCTTCTTTCGATTCATGTCCTGCTTCAAAATAAATGTTTTGTGCCAGGCACTCAACTTGTTTCTTAGCATCTTCGGTTAAATTATTATAGTATGCCGTATAAGGCAAATTTCTATTTTGGCCTACCATCAAAAAACTAAATGTTAAAATAGTTACAATGGTCGCCAATGTAATGAAAATGCGAGCTCGCATAATTTCTCCTTAATTAGTTAAGGATTTACGACCAAAGAAGGCCGTAAATCCGATCCCGTATCAGGTGGACTTTTTGATTGTCTTTTCTTGTGTAGAATTGGGGATTTGTTGTGAAACGAAACCGTTCAATGCATTTGCTTTGATAATGATTTCTTGTTCACTTGGGAAGGAAGGAAAACCTGGATGGTCTGGTACTGGTTGGCCATTCAGTTTAGCATATTCGCATTGTGATGCGTATTGATTGCTAATTGATTCACGCTTTCCGTAGTAGTCATCAGAAAGCATATCCTTCGCCATTTTTAGAAGTTCGAGGCGTATTTCGAACGGTGTCATGTTTGACATATAAAACTCCTTTGTGTGTTTTGTGTGTTACTGGCAATAAGTGTGTGTAGCCAGTTACTTATTTATGTTACCAATGTCTTATAACACTGGCAATAATGAAAAAATTCGTTATGATGTATATTAACACAATTAATGTGCGTATTGCGGCAATCTTATCTGATTCGCAATCATTCACACCTTCTTTTTGACCGAGCGCCTTAGCCCACAATCTCCACATACTACCACGCCCAACTAACACAAGAATACCTTGTGCCTTTAGTTACAGGTTGAACTCCATGTGGAAATAAAAATACAGAAGGAAATACAACTGCTGTGCCGGTTTTAAATTTGATTTCTTCGTCACCCCACATAATAAATTCACCACCTTCGTAATCATCATTTAATACTGCAAGAAAGGTCATTGTGGGAATACCTTTTGCTTTACCATCAAACAATGAATGAATATGGTCACAATGTAACGCCATCAACATATCTTCACTATATCGATTGAATCGAACGGCAGAAAATCCTTGCCAAGAATTAAACCATGAAAATTCTAATTCATTGGTATACTTTCGATACGCATCCCAAATTCTCTGCATCACATATGGTTGTGTGGATATATTACCACCTTCGAAAGAAACATCCAGTTCACGATTACCACTTTGTGCCGCATATGAACCATCAGCAGCATTATAGAATGTATGTTGTTGCCAATTTACATTGTTCATTTCACTTATGGTTTGTTTACACTTATCGGCATCTAACCAATTGTCGTAAACTTTAACATAAGACTTTAAATCTTTATCCATAATCAGTCCCACAAACCCTGATAATATTTACCAAACAAACGGAATCCATTCTTCATTCTATCTTCAACAATTTGTATACCATCATAATCGCATTTATATGTATGGTTTGGTCCATCTCTCATTTGGCTGAATTTGTGTTCACCTTTTGGTACTTCGTTGCCGTCTTTGTCAACGGGCACCCAAAGTATATCCATCTCACCAGAACGATATGCATCTTGCCAAGAATCATCGACCTTGTGTTCAAATGCATAAATCATTTCATCGAGGACATAATCCCATCTTTTGAAATGGTTGTCATCGGTGTCCCATTCGTTTTCTTTTGGTGGTGCAGAAGTTGATTTCAATTTGTCTGGTACATCTTCATCATCAACAAAAGGCGCACCATGTTTTGATTCTTTCAATTGTTTCAACATTGGAAGAATGATGTATGACAATGTATGATCCATTGACCAAGTATCCCATCGGTCAATTTTTACATAATCAATCTTGCGGTCAACTTTACTCCAAACCCATTGAATTGCTTTACTAACAGGTAGAAGGCGGTCCGACCATTTCTCAACCCATTCAGGATGCTCAATGTATTTGTATTTGCCCTCAATTTCATCTAATGCGTTTTGGATACTACTATTGCGACTACATTTAGACCAATCTGTCCAAAAGAACATATAGTCTAACATAGTGTAGGGACTAATCCAATGGTCTTTATAATTGTTAATGTAAACTTTCACTCAATGCTCTCTCTGTAAGATTTAAACTTATCATCATTACGAATATCTGAAATTCTTTTGCGACCTGCGGAATTACCTAACCATCTAAGTTGGGTACACATTGTGCATCGACAACTTCTACGAGGTTTCTTTCTTTTATAATTTGCCATAAATCACCTTAAAAGAGGTGGTTCTTCTGTTACGAGGTGAACCACCAAAACCCTAAGCAGTGTTTAGGCTGCTAATGCGAACTTTTCATCGTTTGCGTTTACTTTTTTTTAGTTTTTACACCTGCTCTGGTGTGTTGTCCACTCTGTTACTCTTTGCCCTGTCGAAACCTGGTCAGCCCCATCAAAAAAAGATATGGACACAAACAAAAATTAATAAAAGTATAACTACTATTATATCAGGTGTTTTCATATCTTTTTTTGGTGGAGCTGGGCGGAATCGAACCGCCGTCCAGAACACTTTTCTCTTTGCTTCATACAACAATTCAATAAACAATTATATCAGAATTTATTTAGTGTGTCAAGTGGTATTTACCAATGTACCGATTTGTCATAGTGAGGTAATCTTGTTTTTTCTCAATAAAAATTTGAGGTAAAGTCTCACCTTCTACGGCAATTGCAATAACCAATTGTTCAATCGGCATGCCTGTTCTTTCTTCAAACATTTCAGAATAGGCAGTTGCTTGCATGAAGTAATTTTCAATATGATTCTTATCTTTCAATCGAGAGGATGTTTTCCAATCGATAATGGACAAAACACCATCCCACATACCAATGCAATCACAACGACCTGCAATCTTTAATCTATCTGAGAATAGTGGTTGTTCGATACCGTAAATGTCACCAATATGAGTATCCAAATAAGGTCTGATATTGACAAACATTTCTTTAATATCTGGCATCATCGTTTGCATTTGAAGTGGTGACATTTCATTTAACAAATACTTCTCAACTGAATTATGCAACTTGGTACCACGACCAGATGCCTTACGGGAGATTTTATTTGCTTCTTCCTCACCAACTCTTTGGCGCCACTCCATAATCACCTTCTTATTGTAAGAGGACAATACAGTAGTGATAGAAGGATAGAATTTACCTTCAGGTGTTTTGTATTTTCTACCAGATTCGGTAGTTTC